TGGTCGCCCGAGTTCGGAGAATGTTTGACGGATGTGAGTACCCAAAGTCTAATCTGGAACTCTCTTGGGTCTTTCGCTGCTCCGGGGCGGGTATTTCGTATCACTGACTACTCTGGTCCGATCCGTATTGATGGGGTGGATGTTGTCTTGACGATTGGTAATGGTGCTGACTCTGGTCAAGACCAAGAAGGACAACGTAGACAGTGACTATTTTAAGCCAGATCGGTCCTTTAGATTGGCGCATCGCTATTGTAGACACAGGTGGTAAACCTACATCAGCATTTCAGCGTGCTTGGAACAAGATTAGTTCATACAACTTTACCGACTTAGCAGATGTCCCTAACTCATATGGGGGCGCTAGTGGGAGTTTTGTCCAAGTAAACAGCAAAGCCACAGGTCTACAGTTTAGTCCAATTACTATACCAACCCCAACATACCAAACCTTTGGTGACTCAGACTTCACACCAACTATCACTAATGACACAACTAACTATGTTCACAACACTACTGCTTTCACGGCGACTAGAACGATTACCTTAACTACGACAGGAGTTACTAAAGGCACAGCTGTTGAGCTCTTTGTTCAGAGTTCTTCGTCAAGTGTTACAGTCTCTTCTGGGATTGGTACATTCAATCTAACTTCACATAGTCGCAGGTTGACTGCGGTATTTGACGGGACGACTTGGCAACTAGTTGGGACTAATCTTAACGTCTGATGAGAACATTTGATACTAAATTAATAGAGCCAGCAGTGGAGTCTTTTCTTGGTCCAAACCATGATATCAATGTACAAGAGTGGGTAGATCAACCAACGAACATAGTCTTAGTTAACGACTGTGGTGACTTAGCTCTATTTGAGAAGCGCGGTACATGGCAGGGACATTATTTCTTCAAGTCGAGAGGACGATTAGCAATCACCGCAGGACTGAATTTCCTTGACGAAATCTTCAATCCATGTTATAATATTAGTGTTCTTACAGGGTTAACACCACTAACTAATCTTAAGGCCCGTTGGTTATCTCGTAAATTAGGTTTCCAATCTCAAGGTGTAATTACTATAGATGATCAACCATTCGAGTTGTTTATGATGACAAATAAGGACATTAACTAATGAGTTCAATCTTCGGAGGCAGTCAACAATCGTCCTCTAACCAATCTAGTTCCTCTAATGTGAATAACCCATTGATTACGGGTGCACTCGGTTCTCAACTTAGTAACGGAACGCAAGCGAGTAATACATTGGCTGGTCTGTTAGGTGGTCAAGGAACTGCTGCTCAGAACGCTGCTTTTCAAAACTGGCAGAACTCTACTGGTTATCAGTTCGGTTTGAATCAGGGTACGCAAGCAATCACACAGAACAATGCGGCTTCGGGTCTACTTGACAGTGGTGCAACCGCTAAAGCTCTCGACACGTACGGCCAGCAGTACGCTAATACTCAATATCAAAACTACATAAATCCGCTTCAGAATCTTGTTAATTCAGGTAATCAAGCGGGCTCTGTTGTCGGTTCGGTCGGCAATGTCTCGAACTCCAGTGGATCAAGCAGTGGGTCGAGTAGTACAGGCGGGCTTGGTGGCTTCCTTGGCTCTATTGGTGCGGCACTTCCCTCTATCTTTCCGGGGATCTGATATATGACTGTACAGACTCCTCAATCCCAAGGTCTTCTTGCAACGCTGGCTCAGTCTTTGAGTGGTCAGCAGCAGCAGGCTGCCGATCCCACTCTCGCTATGCTTAGTGGTACACCTGCTGCACCGGCTCCGACTCAACAGGCTGCCGATCCCGCAGACACTCAAGGTGAGATCACTGTCACTGCGCCTAGACGGCCACCTGTAACTCCTGTTGCGCCGGCCGCGCCATTTAATCCGTCAGTTATGAGTAATGCAGGTGAGCTACAGGGTCTTCAGCAACTGCAGAGCCAGCAATCTCCCTCTCCTCGCTCTCAACATGGTGTTCTAGGGCAAATCCTTGGACATCTTGGAGATGCATTCCTCGTCGGTTCGAATCGAGCACCACAGTATCAACCTCGTATGGACCAGCAAGCTATTAGTCAAGCTATGGTTGGTGCTGAGACTGATCCGATGGCTGCTGCTGCCCGAGTTGCTGCTACGGGGGTTCCTGGTGCTGCTGAAGCGTCTCGACAAGTCTTGCAACAAGCTAATGAGATGAAACTTCGACAGCAGATTCAAGAACAAAATAACCAGTACAAACAATCTATGGTACAAAGTCGAGCGGATCAAGCCACTCAACGGATGTTGCCGTACGTTGGTAATATGGTAGGTGGTGCTAAGACGATTGATGATTACACCCAAGCGTACTCACGCGCTGATGCGATAGCTAAACGACTTGACCCCAATTCAGACGCCGGTTCGGCTTTCGGACTGGTCCCACCGGAACAATGGCAACCTGGGATGATGTCTGGTGCGGGTGTTACGGCTGGTCAACAACTTCGAGCGGACACTACTAAACGTGGCCAAGACATGACCCAACAGAATACAGAGACTGCTGCTGGTAGTCGGATTACTGCTGCTCAGATCTATGCTCATGCTCATCCGACTCAACCCAATATGCCGACTGAACTAAATGAGATCGGTGCAAAGATCGACAACGGTACGGCTACTCCATCTGAGAAAGCTATCTTCTCTCACTTTGCTTCGCCCCCTCGTAGTGCTGGTATTCACCTAGGTAGCCAACCCACTGGTAGTAGTAGTGGTGGTCAACAATCTTCTGTTCCTATTACAATGGCTGGCCCTAATAATCCTGTGGCTAATGGTGGCAAACCCGTCACACCAGATCAAGCTAGAAACCTCCCTAGTGGGACACATTTCCTCACGTCTGATGGGCGTTGGCTCGTAAGGTAATTAATGTCTGACCCGTATGCTGGACTAGGAACACCCCCTTCCAATAGTCCCACACAGAATGACCCATATGCTGGACTAGGAACACCCCCTCCACAGGTTCAGACAAAAAACCCGTACGCTGGTGTTCATACGCCGATCCCTGGAGTTCAAGGATTTGGTGTGGGTACTCGCGGTGTTATGGAAGGTATTGCGGGAATCCCTGACATGATTAGTGGACCTGTAGCTGCGGCTGCCAATCTAGTTACAGGAAAAGATCATACAAATGGTGAGTCCCTAACGCCTTGGCGTGACTGGGCTGACAGTGCTGCGGACGTTATGGGTCTGCCACAACCAGCCAATGCGGGTCAGCGTATCATCAATGCTGCTGGTGGTGGTGCTATTCAAGCACTTGCTACAGGTGGTGTGGCTGGTCTTGTTAAAGTTCCCGGGACATTAGGAGCTGTGGCCAAGGCTGTGGCGTCCGCACCCGTTTTTGATGCAATCTCTGGGGCTACCTCAGGAGCCGCGTCTCAGGGTGCTGCGGAGGTTGGTGCTGGACCATGGGGACAACTTGCTGCGGGCACCCTGGGCGGCCTCGCCCCCGGCGGTGTGCACCTCGCTGCGCACATGGCGGGCATTCCGACTCATGCCCCTCAGTTCGTTCAAGACCTCTTTAATCAACGAGGTGTGGACACGACTCCGACCCCTGATCCCACTACTAGTCCGTTGAGTAATCGTGGAATGTCACCTACTGATCTTGAACAGTACCATGAAGTACTGGCTCACGGGACACCAGAAGACATCCACAGTTTTGTTGCCCAAACGAAGATGGCCCCGTTAACTCAAGGATCAGTTAATGAGTGGGTGGCCCGTCGGGACGACATGCTGAATGGTATTGCCCCATCCGATTATGCTGATCCGATGTTCCACCCGGAAAGTTCACCTGACCTAGTGGCTGAACAACATCGTCAAGATGTTGAAGCTCACATCAATCAACAAATAGCCTCTTGGAAGAAGGCACCTGTTATCAATGTTGTTAATAGTGCTGATCATCCTGCTGGTGCTGATCCAGACGTTCTTGGTTTCCACGATCCGGCCACTGGTCAGGTACACATCTTTGCTGACCGTGTACCCGATGTTGAGACTGCAAATGCTCTTCTGTATCATGAAGGTCTCGGACATAACGGACTTCAACAAGTCTTCGGGAATCGTCTGGACGCCACTCTGAATAGCCTAATTAATCGTAATGTTGGACAGTTCGGTAAGGACGTGGACGCTTGGCAAAAGGCGAACCCTAACGAGTACGGCGGAGATCGTACCAGAGCGGCCGAAGAAGTTCTCGCTGAGATGTCTGAGAAAGGTCCCGTCAAACCGGTTTTGATGGACGCTCTGTCTTTTGTTGTCCGTAATATTGGACGTAAGATGGGTATGTCACTATCTTATTCTGATGCTGAAGTCCGCAACATCCTTGCCATGGCTCATAGTGCTGTTATTAATGGTGTTGGTCGTGACATTCCCGCTAACGGATTCAAAGGTAGTAAAGTTAACTACCAAGCTACTGATCTAGGTGGTGGGAGCAAATCTACTACCTTTATGAAACGTAGCCAATTTGAAGATAACCGTAGCCGGAATACAACCTACAGTCAACAGACTATGGACGATCTAGCTAAGCACTTTGAGGGCAACTACGTTCCAAATAAAGTCAATGACAAAGAAGTGATGGACACCGCACTTGAACACGGTATTAGTCCGAGTGCTATCAATGACCTTCGTCAGCGTAATCCCGGTGAACTGGCCGCTCGTGTTACCCGTCTAGGTGCTGCTACTGATTATGCTCATGCGCAACTGCGTGACACCCTATCTAAACTTGACACACCTGATTTTGGTGCCAAGGATATGATGAAGCTCGCCCAACAAGTGGCACAGTTTCACGGCCTATTCGGTCGGTTCAAGAATGAAAGTAATGAACTCGGTCGTGGTCTTAGAGCAGTTCAAGCTTTTCACGACTATTCAAATGGCAATCTGTCAGAACTGCTGACCAAACTCAAAGAAGAGGGCAATGAGGGTCTAGCTGCTCTTGTTGATCCAACGAGTGAGGAGGGTCTTAGGTGGGCTCGGTCATTGAAACAAGCTCTCGCTACGGGTAATCCAAAGGCGGCTAATATCTTGATCTCAGGGGTGACGAAACCGTACTGGGAGCAATATCTGACGTCTTTCCATTTCAATGCTATGTTGTCGTCCCTCAGTACTCACGTCAAAGCTCCTCTTGATATGATGACTGGTATTGCACATGATGTGATTGATCATGCACTCGCTATGCCTGTTGGTAAGATGTACAACTTCATTGAGAGTATTACAGGCCAAAAAGTCCAACCTGGAATTAGTTCTCTCGAAGTGGAAGGACGGGTCCGTGGTGCGCTTCGCGCTGTCTTTGATCATGAGGTTCATGTCAATACTCTTGAAGCAGCTAAGACCGGTGAAGGTAAAGTCGTTGATCCTAGTGGTTCGGTAAGTACCACTAACGGTGCGTCTAACTACGGTGGTAATAATGCTAGGTTCGGTGGTGTTCTATCGGGTATTAATACGCCTATGAACCTCATTACGGCTCAAGACACATTCTTTAGGTCTACGGCTAAAGCTCAGCAACTGTACGGTCTTGGTGCTCGTAAAGCGGTCGAGGACTTTGTTGCTCAAGGTATTAAACCGACTCGTGATATGATTCGGGTCGCTGGTGATGCTAATGCTTTCAATCCGACACAAAAAATGTTGAACGAAGCTAAAACGGCGTCTGAGAAGTCTCTTCTGTTGAACCCTAATGCGTTCACTAAATGGATTGGTAAACTAAGTGCGTACAGGCCCAGTATGAGCGTCCCTGAGCGGTTCGGAGCCTTTTTTGCATCTAACCTAGCTCCATTCATGCGAGTGTCCTCTAATAGCCTTCTGACGCGTACGATAGAGCGTTCACCATTGCCCCTTCTGTCTCCTTCCACCTGGAGGGTGTTAGCGGCCGGCGGACCTGAAGCTCATCTAGCCATTAGTCGTATGGTGTACGGAACAATTAAACTTGGTCTGATGTGGGGTGCGGCTGGTACTGCAAAGAATCTTGTAACGGGTCAGGGACCAGCGAACCCAGACAAGTTCAAAGAGATGGAGGCTGGTGGCTGGCGTCCTGATGCCGTCCATGAGAATGGACAGTATAATACTGGTGGTACTCTCAATATGTCGATCAATCCATTTGATCCTCATAATTCCACTCAGCAGATGGTCAAGGATGCTAGAGATGCGTACGAGACCGGGATGTCAACCGGTCAGTGGGTTAAAGCGTTAATGATGGCTGCTAGTTCAGTCGCTCATGATTTTGAAAAGACCAGTTGGATCCATGATGTGGTTCCCGCACTAAATGCTGCTGATGCTCGTGGTGAGAATGCTGGACAACAGTTCGCTTCGTTTGCCGGGCAGGAAGCTAAGTCTTGGGTTCCGGGGATTTCAAATCAGTTGAACCGTAAGTTTATTGATTCTGATCAACGAGACACAAGACCTGACAACAATGGTGATTCGGTCGGTGAAATTATCAATAATGTTAAGTCAGCTATTCCGGGTCTGAGTCAAACTCTCCCTATTCGTTACTCTGTCTATGGTGATCCTATGCCAATTGGAGCGAGCCTCACCGGTGTGCACACCGCCATTCCGGGTGTCAGAGGTAATGGTGTTCCTGAGGCTACAGACCCGACTAAGATTGAACTTCAGCGTCTGGCAGCTCTAACTCCCGCCGCTATGGTGACCCCCGTGCAGCGTACAGTACAAGTCACTGATCCTACGACCGGGGAAAAGACACCAAAGAAACTGACGACCGCTGAGTTTGAAAGCTATCAACAGTTGGCTGGTGTCAACATCGTGGACCAAGTTAAGCAGCTAATGGCCGACCCTCAGTGGGCTCAGACCCCTGACAAGACCAAGATTGCTGCGGTGAAAGAAGTAGAGAAACAAGTGAAACAAGCGGCAAGGGAGCAACTCTTTGGACAATGACCAGAGGATACCGGTGGGAGAACGTCTCACCCGATTGGAAATGAAATTTGAACACTGGGAGGAGAGACAAGATGAGATCTCCGAGAAACTACAGAGCTTACTTGATCTCAAACTTAAAGGCATGGGAGCTCTTTGGTTTGTCTGGATTATTGTGGGTTCTGGGATTCTGGGTCTCTTGACTACTGTCTGGGGTTTCTTCCAAAATAGGCCCCATCTCTGATGCCTGTTCGACGAGCTACGATAGCGACTGGTGGTGTGCTTGCTCTTGCCCTGTCTATCGCTATACCTAACATACAGAAGTTTGAAGGTCTTCGTCATCGAACATACCCTGACGTTGGTCAAGTTTTGTCTATCTGCAACGGACATACAGGACCCGACGTAAAGGTTAATACATACTACACTACTGCCCAGTGTTATGCTCTGACGCAGGTAGATGCTACGAAGGCTGCTAACGGTGTCCTTAAGTACAGCCCGAGTCTGATTAAATATCCAACCATTTTGGCAGCGGCTATTAGCTTTAGTTACAATGTTGGTGTTGGTACATATGATAAGAGTTCTGTAGCTAGGGACTTTAACCTTGGTGATTACGCTAAGGGCTGTTCTGACCTACTTAAGTACGTCAATATAGCTGGTAAGTACTCAAATGGATTGTACAATAGACGTAAGGCAGAATACACTATCTGCATGAAAGGACTAAAAGATGTTCCCACTACTGGCACCCCTACTGGCACTCGGTAGTAAACTCCTACCGTTCATTACAGGTATTGACCCGACTAAGATACTCTCTGGGGTTTTGTCTGCACTAACAGCTTTGAGGTACAACATCATCCATCATTGGAGAATTTGGCTTATTAGTCTGTTAGTAGTGCTACAAGTGGGAACCGGTTATGGCTTCTACCACGAGCACACTCGATACATCGAGGAGGTTGCCGCTCATAAGGCGGACAATGCGAAGTTTGTTGCGGCTCAAGCTGCTGCCAACCTAGCTGAACAGAATGAAAAGAAACAACTCCAGACAGAAAGTAAGGCGGCCAGTCATGAAGCTGACACCAACTATAGTGCTCTGCTTACTCGCTACAACGCTAGCCTCGTGCGCTACGCGACCAGTAAAGGTGGTTCCATCGGCACCGGTAATTATAAACTTCCAACCGCCCAAGGCATTGACGGACCCAGTGCAGACACCGTCATTCCTAGGCAAATAACTATCAGTGGGTCAGACGCTGAAATCTGTGCGGTCAACACTGCTCGTTTACAAGCGTCTCATGATTGGGCTATTCAACAACTTCAGGCAGAGAAGGATCAACCGAAGTGAAAACCCCTAAGATTTTGCCAGCAGCGACTCCTACGAGGTTTGCTGGCCCGGAAGGAGGTGGTCCTTATCAATCTCCAAATCCCATCGATGCGGGAAATCAGTGGGCGTTTGGTAGTCCTAATCCTCAAGGTTTCGAGGCTAAACCCCCTCGGACGCCACAGGTAAAAGGAGTAAACCCGCGATCCACAGAGAATATGGGCAAGGGCGGTAATAATCGTCGGTACTAAAAAAAGACCCCTAAGATCACTCTTAGGGGTCTTTAATGTCTGCGGCGCTTGCTGTCAGACTATTTCACAGAAACCAGATGTACAAGCGTACTCTTGACTTCCCGTAGTTGTGTCTTCTGACTCATAGTCACTCAACATGTCCCAGGCGATTGCTTGGGGCATTTTTTGTGTCCATTCATCGTACTCTTCAGCAGTGATCTCTTGATAAGGAGCCTGCTTATAGGTGTGTTCACTATATGGGAGGAAGGATACCCCAGAGACTACGTCAAAGTTTCTCCAAACCCAAGCCCCGATATCCAACCATTCATTCTCTTTCACGCTAATCGTGACGGAGGGTTTGTGTTCACACCAATATTTTTGTGCTACCCTCCAAAGCTCAAGGTGATCCACAGCCCCCAGATCACTGCGGCATAGAGCACCATCAGGTGCTTTCTGTGGGAAACTGAAGACGACCGTATCATCGGGCTTAGTGATATCAGGTTCATAGGGTATCCCTTGATCGATCATGAATTTAGTTATGGGGTCTTTCTTGTCTCCTCGTACAGTTCGTACATAGTAACGACTATGCCGAGGATGAAGGCCACTAGCGCTGTCCACCAACTGGGAGACTGTACCCGAAGGTTTAATACAAGTGACAGCGACAGAAGGCTGTATGCCAAGCAATTCAGAGTATTCTTTATTCGTATCAATTGCAACCTCTTTTAGTCGTTCCAGCCAATCTGGTCGAAAGGCAAGCTCGGGGTGATCAAAGACTCCGGTGAGGCTAACTCCGAGTAGGTGTTCTTCCTCGGTGTTCGTCTTCCAAATAGGTCGTAGATATTTAAAGTCAGTAAGCGTGGATTGAAAAGTTCCGAGTATTGTTGCAAGTCGTACTTTTCGCTCCAAGCTCTGAAGATTATCTCCAGCTCTGATGACGACTTCGGACAGGTTGCAAAATTGATTTGGTCGAAGAATGATTTCACTACAGGGATTTGTCCCAAACTTGTGATTAGTGTCTCGTCGTCCATTTCGTTGAGCTTGTCGCAGAGACGCCTCACGATTAAATATTCCGCGTTCCCCGTTCTTGCTCTCGTACAACGACTGCCACTCTCGAATAAATTCTCCGATGGTTGGTCGTCCCACGTATACAGCACTGTTATTAGCAAGTCCTCTTTGTCCCTCATCAGACCACCATTCTCCGCGTTTTGCGGCCCGCATCTTAGTGTCTTCCAAGTCTGAAAGACTAATCATCGCTGATCTTCGAACACCACCCACAACGACTACATCAGCGATCTTACACATAATATCATGACATTCGAGAGAAGTTAGTTTCCGTCCCCTGACTTTGTCGAGTATTTGAGTAATGAAGATGAACAAACCTTCGAGTGGTTGGGGTCCTGAAGCACGCCCGCCAAAAGTCTTGAGTCGAGCTCCCGCAGGTCGTACCTTGCTAGTGTCCCACTTTGGTTGGTAGCCATGGTACAGATAACTAATAAAAGACCGTAAAGCATTTGACCAACCTTCTTTACTGTCTGCAACAACAACGGTTGGCTGTTCAGTCTGTATCAGATCTTTCACAACTGGAAGCTTATCTACGTACTGGTGCTCGACGGAGAAACCAACTCCTGTACCACACATCAAGATATACATAGTCTCATCAAAGGCTCGCAAACTGTCTACCGTAAGATAAGCACAATTGTAACCAGCAACATGAGTTCGACTCAAGGCAGGACCTGCAGTCATCAAGCAACGCATAGATGGCATAACTTCAAGGTTGTAGATAGCTGACCTTAGCTCAGCCCAAAGTTTTGCGTCCTGAATACCAACATGATTAGACATCCAAGTACAATAGCGACTTATAACTTCATCCCAGTTCTCTCGCCGATTTTCTTCTTCAAGCCACCTACTGTATCGAGAGTAAGCGATGAACTTCTGATAGTCATTCACCGAACTTCTTCTCCATCTGAAAACGAAGAAGCATGATAGCTGTTACGATTTGCTCAAATTGGTTAATAATCTGTTTCCTCGTCATCTGATATTTGTGTCTCTTTTTGTCGTTTACTAGGAATGATTTTTTGTCTGTATTTGTCAGTCTTCAAGTCCTTTGCTACGTGGTTCCGTCTGCGTTGTCGTCTCCGATCCTTCAAATCCAGCTTGCTCATACCAACCATGGAGTTCTTCCTGCGTTCCGATAAATCGTGAGTGCTCTAAGGCAAACTGAATGTCCCTTTCAGGGTATCCAGCAGCCCGGAGTTGTGCGGGATAGTCCGCTTGTAGTTCTGCTGGAAATCCATACTGCCAACCAGACGGTGGATCAACTAGCAGAGTCATTTCGCTTCTCTTCGAGTAGCTCGAGTTGAGCAAGTGCTCGCCAAGCCACCAAAGCAGCGTGGTATTCATTGGTCTCACTCTCGATAATATCGAAGTCGATCTGATGCCTGATAATACAGTCCCCATGGTCCGTTGACTTCTCCCGAGCCCAGTGTAGAGGTTCTCCAGGATTGTGTTTGTCGTTCCCCGCCTTCGACACCCTCGCGACTGCTGCGAGTGCCAGAGGGAAGTATCGCAGGACACCCGAGAAGATCGGTGTGCCCTTTCGTGCTTTGCTATTCACAACCAGCATATGGTGGTGCTCCTATTGTTAGCGCCTCAACGCCACTTTCGAATAGTTTGATCTGGCAAGACTGGCAACACCAAGTGTGGCCTTCAATATACACCCTTGCTCCAAATGCTTTAGAACCCGCCCGTTGCAGGACCTGCTCTTCTGCGTGCCCTAGTTGTGCACAGATGGAGTGACACTTCTCGTATCCTTCACCTGGACCCCTAGGGCACACAGCTTGAGAGTTCATGCAAGCATTGGTTCCAACGAACCTCTCACCATCTAGAGCGATGAGCGTACAAGTTACCGTCTGCTTTGCACATGGTCCCATTACAGGTATTCTTCCCAATCGTATTCCAAAATCTTGTCACGGAACCGATCAAAGATATCATCGTTTGTGATGCCCAGTAACTCCGTTAGTTCCTCTGGGGTGAAGCGTTCATCAAGGAACGACAACAAAGTGTCAACTGCGTCTTCGTCAACCAATTTTAGTCCTCGCACCTGTCTGCCAGCCACCGCAGTCCATACACTGGAAGCGTTGTGTCTTGAAGTATTTGGTACGACGATACCCACGAGACTGAAGATGATCTGATCCACAGACTGAACAGGCCCCCTTGTCATCCCCGAGATGAGGATGGTTCAGGATGTACGGCTTGATCTTGTTGTAAAGAGCAAGCGTGACCTTAACGTCTTGGATGCAATACTTCTTCATCCGGGCCTGTGCCCTCCCGTCTCCGTCTAGGACAGACCTCCAAAGCATGAACCCTTCGTGTTTCATCTTGTTTCCGATGTTCAGAAGAGGGGCTATATAAGCTAGCCGGTTCATTACGAAACCAAGGCCTTTGACAGTCTTGATCAGGTCGATTGAGGTCGGAGGGGCAAACGGCTTAAGGCCCTCCAGCAGAAGGTGGCCCTTGATCTTGGGCAGATCGTACTTGTTTGAGTTGTAGCCCACAACGGCATCAGCCTCGTCCAACAACTCACGGAGGGCCTCAGCCATCACATGCTTGCCGTCGGTCCACTCACTGAAGAACATGAATTCCTTAGACCCAACCCAGTGTGCACAGAAGCACAGGAGACCACCTGGATCGATCAACTGATCAGGTGAAATGTTCTCGTCGAACATGCGCCAGACGTAAGCTTTAGCCGGGCTCCATTCGATGTCAAGGACTAGGACTTTACTCATTTATCCATTCCTCCGGAACCAATCCCTCGGCCCACGTGTACCCATTACGGGTGGCCCATTGTCCATGGGTCTGCTTTGTCCTCGGAACTTTCTTGTCCGCCTCTTGGAAGACGAACCTAATATCTAACTCGGGGTGCTGCTTCTTGACCGCGATCATCTTACGCTTACTCTCTCTGTCGAGGAGGCCCTTAGCCTCCACGATAATACCATTCGGAAGTATGAAGTCCGGATGATATGTACCGTGGAGGATGTAGGGCAACTCCAAGGTCTCGTAGGTGAACTTAATCCCACGAGACCTCAGGTTGGCGTCGATGGCCCGTTCAAGACCACTCTTCAAAGCCATATGGTTTAGTTGACTTCCTCGTCGTCAAGGACCTCAACCATGCTGAGATTGGAAAGAGGCATCATAAAGACAGGAACAGTGTGGCCGCCACGCCCTTGCATGATGGCTACGCACTGACTAGTGAACAGCAGAAAGCCCGTGTGGTAATACTCACGACCGTGGTTGTCCACGATCACATAATCGTTCATCGGGATGTCGTCTTCTGCGGGCTTGCCGCCTTCGACAGTACCGAACTTCACGATGTTGTCATTATCCATAGTTCATTCTCCTTCTAGTGTTCTTATTGCCGCGATAGAGGCGACTATTCTTTTGTCGGGAATTGAACCGACTCATACACCTTAGGCTCTTTGGCGACGTGAGTCAGGAATACTGGCCCTCTTGAGTACAAGAAAGTCCGTAGTCCAAGGCCCCCATTCGCGTCCTCCCAGCACTTATCTTTGGACTGACAGTACGAACAGTTGACACCAAGCTTCCGATTACCGGATGCACCTTCGGGTTCATCAGGATAACATCTATCGGGGATAACGTCTGAGTGTACCACTTCCTTCAGATACGCGATCCTGCCATGGATGTCTAGTTGACCGGCTTCCTCCCTGCTTAACGGATAAACAGTGAGCTCTCCGGTGACTTTGTCCATCGCAAGAAAAGCACCGTCAGTATCACGGGCAATGCAATAACCAGAAAGCTGCTCAATGTACCCAAAGCTATCGTTGTCAGCCAAGGTACGATCTTTGAACTTTCTGAAAGCGTGAGCCGAAGCGGACTTCGCGTCAACGGTTACTCCGTCGATGTCCGCGTCGATATGGCCCTTAACTCCGTCGACAGCCACTTCCATTTGCTTATGCGTGACAGAATGGCCGCCCACCTCTGCGAGGAAGAGAAGAAGATGTTCGGTAATGTCACCAATGAGGAACTTGATAAGAGTTTTGCCTTCAAACTTCTCGACATTTCCATACTTCCTCTCGTACCAGAGCTGACGGGCACCCTTACCTAGGTTAGACATCCTAAGGGTAAAGGGCCTGTCCCTCTTCTCGGTGAGACGTTGAAAGATGATCTGACTAAGTTCCTTGCCGAAGTTCTCGACTTGGTCCTCAGTCAGATCAGCTCCTTCAGTCATCACCCGATAGATCGATGTGACTAACGGGTGTTCTTCGTTCACGCAGCAGCCTTGTGTGCGCCAATCTTAGTCAGCACGGCAACGGCTTGCGCCTCAGCAGTGTTGACAGTCTTGATCGCATCGTCAACGGTAATTACGTTATGAGCACCAACCAGAACACCACCGCCAAAGGCGACGATGACGGCGAAGATTTCCAGAACGATTTGCAGCATTACGCGGCGTCCTTTTCCCAGTTTTCATCGTCTTCTTTTGTGGGGAATTCACCCCCGGTGTACTTGACCAAATCCCACACTTGCAGTGACAGGATGTTAGCGGCCTTCTCGCCCTTGCCATATTCGTTGATAGCGAAGTTGACGTTGACAGTCGAACCATTACCGATCCGCTTGTTGCCCCACAGATTGTTGTGATGATCAACGATCCGAATGGGCTTGTTCGGAGTACCGTCTTGCTTCAGTTCCTTACGCTTGAAGGAGATGTACGGACCTTCGCCCTTGTCCTTAATCTTGGGCTTCAGGCCTTCTTCCGTCAGCTTCGCAACGGTCTCGTTGTCCAGATAGACATCGACCGACCATTCCTTGTGCTGGTTCTTGTAGCCCCAAGCGGGCTCACCAATGAGTTTAGCCCACTTGGCCTTACCTTGAATTAGCATTCAGTTTGTATCCTATTCGGTTTCTTGTTTTTGTTTGGGGCTGACACGAGGACTTGCACCCCGATTTCCGCTTTACAAGAACGGGTCCTACTAGTTGAACGATGTCAGCTTGTTTGTGTAAGTTCTCAGCTTACTACTAAGTATACCACGACTATGCGGGTTTGTCAACATCGATATCGTTGAGTTTGTCAAATATTCTCAAATGAAATGTACCGTCTCCATTGTCATGGAACTGAACACATGCACTGTCTTCAAAGTCAGACACAAGCTCCAGGGGCACTGTGATGATGGGCGTGTTGAACCTCCACTCAAAGCGCTGATAGTAGTCTGGTCCCTGTCTCATAGTGTGTGTCTCCGCTTCCAGTCCAGTGGGATCGGATCGAACATCAGTGAGATGGTGTCAGTGACACTCTGCCCAGTTGGCTCCGAGTTTGTACTCTCCGGTGAGTGGGACGTGAAATCCCAACACCTCCCCGGCTTCACCATACGCCGCTTTGTTAACTTCGCCCACTTCGATTGCATCTTTCGTGTCGCAATCATTTTGCTTCTCATCATGGATTGTACCAACCAGAAGAGCATCAAGTCCACGCTCTCTGATTTTACGTCGAGCAATGATAGCCGCTTCCTTGCAGACTATAGCGCCAGCAGATTGCAGTTTGTAGTTGAGTGCTGCTCGAACCGAAGGACATCGAACATACCCTCCATCGATTGTCTTAAGCATTCCTCCAGTCTGACTAAACTCTGCCCCGATCTGAGCCACGAGTCGTGCAAGTCCGGGAGTTCCTTGCTCAAGGATGCTACGAGCTGATCGACCATATTGTCCACGCTCATCCCCTTGAAGTTCAGGTTTAAGAGTGACCCCGAGCTTAGCATCTCCAGCTCCGTACAGATAGGCGTAAAATCCATTCTTGACCGTGAGGTCGCGCATCTCATCTGGTAGTCCGAGGTTTCGAGTGTTGTTAATATGTGGGTCCCCGACGGTGAAGAGTAGAGTTGCTTCTGGATTGTTAAGATACTGAGCAAACATGCGCATCTCAAGTCCAGAGGCATCGTCTCCAACTTGAGTTCGCCCTGGTCGGGCTCTCCAAAGACGTCGACATTCAATGCCATACTTGACCTTCTTCTTGGCTTTGGGGATGTTAGCCGTGTTCGGACTACTGTGGATCATCCGACGAGTAGTTGCCGCACATGTCAAGACCTTGCCGTGCATACAATGGTCTTCATAGTTTACGTTGTTCAGCCACCCTTCAATCATTGAAGCTCGACCTTGGAGAACCAGCCAGTCAGCGATTGCCTGCGCTTCCCGACGTCCAGAGGCTTCTGCGAACGCTACAAGGGTGTCTTCATCAACCTTTGGGAAACCGTTCTCAGTGAAGTTAACGGGCTCCCAGCCTAGGCTCAGCAGGCGTTTGACGCGTTGCTTTGGTGAGCCAATGTTGAAGTCTTCATAAGCTAGGGTTGTGTACGTCCCATCTCCGTTGTCGTGGAGCTTAGGATAGTCCCTACAATGTCGATCATATGAAGCAAAATCAGTTCCATCAAGTTTAGTTCTTCTAATGTACGTTCCCTGTTCTTCAAGCTGCGCAGGGAAGAGACTTCGAATACTAGGCTCAAGGTCAGACTGCTCAGCTCGGATGAGAGAAGAAAGAGCCTGCGCGCCTGGGATGTCAAATGACCATCCGTTATTCTGTTGCTCATCAAGCACCTCTCTAATTTCATGCTCAATCTGACAGGACTTCTCACTATAACCATAGCGTTTCATCCGTGCCCAAAGAGCTTTGGCGACTTTCTTAGTTAACTTCACATCTTGGATACAGTAGACTTCCATTTCTTTAGAGTACCCAGACCAGTCTGAAAAAGAGCCTTTACTGTACTTGAAGCGTTCACCCCAAGCTTCAAGGGAATGGCCACCAGGCATAGCAGGATTATAGAGGTAACTGAGAACCAGAGTATCAACAATGTTAGAAGTGTTAGCAAGTCCATTGACAAGTCGTGCAGTAACCGGCCCGTCGAACGAAATCGCATTATGACCGACAAAATATACCTCTTTGCCGCGAAGCTCATCGAAGAACCTCCTGATCTCTTCGTGTCCTACAAAAGAATAAACCTCTTCTTGGTCCATACGAGAAGCGCACATCATCCAAATCTTCTGAACCCCTATAGGCCCATTAGCTGGAATGAGTTCGGTCTCAATATCAATTACCCAATATTTGTGGTAATCTCGTGGTTCAGGCAAATATGTAATCATATTAAGACCACACATCCACATCCGCGTTACCGCCTGCGTTGTACACCTTTACTTGGTCGTCGAGGAGAGGCTCCAGACGGCCAGTATGCTCGTTAAAATGAAGGTAAGCGGCAGGACCAGTCCTCCCACAAAATCGATTTTTCTCAACAACTGCTTTAGTGACATTCCGTCTCCACGGGTCTTCGCTCAGCTTCTCCCTATGAAGCTTGATGACAATATTGGCGAGCTGTTCAACACCCGCAGTACCTCTGATTTGTCCTTGGCGGTTCTGATGGATTACGGCAATCACAGAGATGTTCAGTTCCATACAAAGGGTTTTGATCTTTGTGGAAATCTCATCCAACTGCTTCCGCTCATCACCAGATTGGTCAGACACAACAATGGACAAGTGGTCCAGAATTATGTATTGGCAGCCAAGGTTGGCCATGTGTCTGACTTTATTCAAAATCTCTTGAATGTTATTGGACCCGAAGTGGTCGAACAGAACCAACTTGTCGGTGTTGATAACTGCGTCATAATATTTACGCAAGTCATCGGTGGTAACGGTCTCCCTAACGTCGGGGAGGTGAAGTGGTAGATTGGCCTCGATAGACATCAGACCAAGGGCTGTGTCGGAGTTAGGCTCCTCAAGCATCATCAGTCCAACCCCCGCTTCGGGGTCAACCTTGCGGATATTGAAGACGATCTCTTTCAAGAACGACGTCTTACCCACGCCCGTTTCAGCGGTCACAACAACCAACTCGGACAACCGAATTCCGTAAGTCTGGTCGTTCATACCATCCCACGGGTACGGGACGGTCTTATAGTTTTTTGGTGTGCTGATCTCGTCCCACATTTCACGCCCCAACTTGAGGCCTGTAGGTGTAAAGACCGGCGCACCCCACCACTCACGATTGAACTGCTCTCGCATTCCAGCCTTGAGATAGTCGTTTGCGTCCTTGTGCTCCGCTAGAGTGAGGACCTTGACTTTACCGATAGGGAACATACCGGCCACAGCCACAGCAGCCTCTTGTCCAGGATACCTGATCTGTCCGGTAACGGGATGGACCTTCGGTTGGTCTTTATCAAAACAGATGACAATGTTCGAGAAGGAGTTGAGGTACTCAAAATTGTCGGCTACACACTTAGCCGCTCCATCAGCTCCATTGCGTACAGACACAACAGGCCAGCGAGAACCCATAAGCTCGAAGGCGGCGGGGGCGTCATATTCACCTTCGACCAACGTAATGAACTTAGCAGAGCCGGCGGGGAATAGCTGGCTTCCGAAGAGTCCAGAATGCTTGAGATCACCCTCATTGTAGTACTCCTTGTCACCGTGCCGAACTTTGTTGGCAAGGTGCTTGTTGTCGTTGAAGTAGGGGAAGAACGTCTTACCGTTTTCACGCCAAATTCCGTACTTCTCTGCGGAGCCACGAGCGATCTTCCGATCCTCAAGCCCCGAAAAGTGCTTGCCCAATTGGGTCAGCTCTTTAGGTTCGCTGGAGATGCGATCATCCCTCTTGTTATCTGGAAAGACGGTGTCACCACACCCGAAACAGTGAGTGTGCCCGTCGTCGTATAGACTGTTAGCGTCCGAGCTCCCGCACGCCTCGCAGGCTAAGTGCCTGATGAATTTGGATTGGCTTGTAGTCAGGGAGGTGCTCCATGCTCACACACACGTATCGAGCATCGTTTTTCACACTCTGGTAATGGGTGTGCCCATGGATGTTTGTGCCGAAGCGCTCCATACTGTCAGGGTGGATTGGAATGTGAGACAGTATTACCTTGTTGCCGTCTTTGTCCTTCTGAACAACGTACGACCTGATGTCGTCAAAGAACGGAAGGTAGTCATTGATCTTGAAAATATCGTGGTTGCCTTTGACCAGCACCAGACGACCATTAAGCTGGCCAAGGAGATGACGATAACGGCGATTAATACAGACATCGCCAAGAAGGTATACTCGATCACCGTGGTCCACAACTGAATTGTGGGCTGCAATAAGACACTGATCATGCTCATCTATGTCCTTAAATCCTGGACGCAACAGAGTGTCGTCGTCCCTTTTGAAGTTTAGGATGTTCGCATGACCGAAGTGGTGGTCCGCGCTAACCCAAGTTCTCCCGCTCATATTCCTCCATCTTCCTGAGGCCCTTGTAAGTCGGACTGCCGAAGCTGCCCAACCCCTGTCCTCGACAATACTCCATGACTACGGACATAGCCGCACCCCAACAGGGCCATTCTTCTTCGTCGCCCTTAAGAAAGGTGTAGTCGAAACTTGTGAGCTTGCCGCCTTGCTCTAGAGGATCAGCAGTCATCGCACCATGCACTGTCTTCAGCAGCCACAGTAACGCCGCAACCCCTGCAAAGATACTCGTAAGCTCCAGGATCGTGCTCATCACTATCTTCACGACAATCACAATCCATCTCCAATTCCACGTCATCTTCCATCAGTCGTCGTCCTCAATATGGTAACGCGGGTGAGGGGCGTCCGGAGCTTCCGATTTGCCTTGAGCAAGGATATCATTGTAGGTTGAGAACAGGAAACCGTTATAGTAATGGACGAGGACCATATGCAGACTCATACCATCAGGATACGCAACGGACGAATACTCAATATCGTCTTGGTAAGGCTCATCATCCACGATGGCATATTCTGTGACTTCCGGATGGTCCTTAAGCCACTTGGCCACACGAGTGTAGCGCCAGTTGATGTTTTCATCGCAATACGCATCAGCATGGAAGTGTTCCGCCTTGATACCCTGATTGATGCAGTGGTTCAGGGTGTACTCACCACCCATGATCCTGATCCAGGACGAGTGGAGGACGACCTTCCAACCATGCTCTTTGCAGAGATTGTTGATGAAGCTGACGGCAATCGGATCGAACACCGTCATAACGCGAGTTTGGCCGGGCAGAAACATCGCCCGGTAGGGGATCATTGGTCCATCGATGTCGAGGAAGATGATCTTAGCTGGCTTCACTTGTGATGCCTTCGTCATAGTTATCCTTTCAGCAGCCCTGATTGACAGGCGGCCTTGTAGGTGTCTGGACACTCAGAGGCAAGGAAGTTTTCAATGGTGAAGGCAATGTCACGGTGCTCACGTTGTGTCTCAGGACCAGTGCGGATGGCCACATAGTGCAGCCAGTCACGGATAGTCCCTTGCATGTACATGTGCGTCTTGGTCAGACCCTCAGGAAGGAGCTTTCTGGCCAGCTCCTTGGCGATACCGACAGCCAGAGCCGCCTTGTACGCCACCCAACAGAAGTCCCAGACCTTATTTTGAAGGTCAAGCCAATACCCATTCTTGATGTCATCGTCAACGGGGATGGAGTTCTGTCGGTTCTTCGAGTCTTGTAGTCGTGCTTCGGGGGAAAGTTCCGGCTCCTCATCAACCACGGAGTACCGTTGACTGAACTCTTGGAAATGGAAGGCTCGATGCCGGAGGATTTGTCTGGCGATGTCACGCGTGGTATGAATTTCCACACACATGCAGACCATTTCAAATGGCGACCAGTGCTTGTGGTCGATCAAATACTTAATGAGTTTCGCAGAAGGATCGTCGGGTGTCGCTTTAGGGTTGGACACCCGAGCCATGTAGGCGAGATTTTGGTCTGCCTTTGGCGTGATCCAATTCAGGTTTACTTTCGTCTTCGTCCTCCTCTTCAGCGAAGTCGTCCAGGGCTTCCTGAATGACCGATTGACATTCTTGGCAATCCGTAAAATCCTTCTTCACCGGGTCCCACGAGATCGTGTTGTCCTCGGCGTCGCACAATTTACAACGCATCCACGTTCCTGTCTGCCCACTCCTGACAGAAGTTCTTCTGCTCTCTGTTCAGGGGTCGGGCCATTTCACCGATCCGAAAGCGGATCATAGCAGCGCTAGCTGATGGGTCGTGAAAGTTGGCCTTGATGGCCATACACTTCCTTCCCAGCTCGATCTTATCGTTCGCAGTCAACGCGTCGGGAGTGACAAGAGGTAAGCTCGGTTGCTGTTGGGCTGGGGCGAGAAACGTGGCAACCTTATCAGCCGGTGCCATAGTCCCCCTTGCCGGCGCATGGCCCATGATGAACTTCACAGGCTTTTTCAGGATCACATGCTTTTGAAAGACACGCTCGTCGAAGACATAACCATACTTGTCGGTGATGTGCTTCTGGAGCTTCCAAGGAAGGCCGTCCCGGAACTTAAGCCGGGCCTTTAGTGTTGCTGACATGCCTTGAAGGCCTCCAAATAATTAGTTAGGGTCTGACCTTCAAGACCCGGAGCGGTGTTGATCTCAAGCACATAGAAGTGGCCGTGTTTGTCTTCGATGATGTCGACGGCCCCAAAGTCTAGATTGAGCGCCACCATCGCAGTAATCGCAAGATCATCGCGGCTGGAATTGGCCTCGACATTATTGCGAACGTACATAAAGCCATTCTCATGAGAACGAACCTTCCAAATTGAAGGGGTCTTTTCGGGATCCCTGATCTTCTGTTGTGTGTCGATCACTTGACCGTTGACAACATGAACCCTGAACTCCTTAACCTTAAAGATGTACTTGGAATAGAGAGGAGCTTGAGGAACTTCTTCTCCTTTCTCTATGATGATTATACCATCACCAGAATGGCCTGTCAACTTATTTCTGACAACAACAGTGTAACCGTCGGTTGACCACTTCTGAGCGATCTCACGATTGGACGTCCATTCCACGGTCGTGACGTCCTTGGTGCCCATCTCCCCGAAGGCGACGAGCTTGTTGGCAGCAGCCGCCACAGCAGACGGCATGTTGAGCACTTGACATTCAGGCAGAGGCTTCATCTTCGATGATCCCCAGTTCACCACAGTGTCACCCGGTTTGATGAACTTGTAGGTCAGATTGCGTTTGAAGCCCGGATTGTCCGCAAGCACTTTCGCACCATTGGACGGCCGACCAGCCGTATCAATCCAAATCGTCATCGTCGTGATCCTCGTCGAAGTCTTCGACATCATGATCTTCATCATCATCAAAGTCGACGACTTCAGGTTGGGGTTGAGCGGCGTAGTTGATCTGATTGATATGAGCCATAGCGGCATCAGCTTGAATGTACTGGTTCATTTGAGCCCATCCTTGCCCAAGTTGCGCACCACCGGCAAAGCCCACAGGGGGAACCGGGATGGCGAAGTTAGGCATGGGCATTGGCTGGGGGACCCCAGGCTCCGCCCACTGTAAGGCTTGCTTGGCGACCTTCTTCTTCATGGCCGCCATTTGCTTCTCGTACTCAGCGCGTTGCTCCAACTCTGTGGCCTTTGTCTGGGCCTCCCAGGTTGACGCGTAGGCGAAATCTTGTGCGAGACGCATACCCCGACGCAACATCTTCTTGTAATCGGGGGTTTCGACGAATTGGGTGAAGTCCTTGCCCAGAATGTGAACACCAAATTCAGTCTCGTTGTATTGACTGAAGAGGTTGATGATGTCCTGCGGAGTTCGGAACTCCCGGGCAGATTCCTTCAGCTTCTGCAACGTCTTGATCCACTTCTTGACCCGTTCGAAGTCCGTGTGACACTCCATGGAACGGAACTCAACGGTCCCGAACTTGTAGAGCGACGCGAAGTTCGTCGAGCTGTAGCGCATGTGCTGCGGGACACCCTTGAGGTTCCCGTACTGGGCTATGGATTTGGCCAACTCTTCAACCGGAGCTTCGGCGTCAACAAAACGCAGACAGAAATTGTTCCCGATCCGGTGTTCCCCACTCTGGCTGACGAACAGTTCGTCGAAGATGATGGCCAGAGTGATATAGTTGTAGATCGTCCTCCACGTTTCCCTGGCGCAGTTGACGTGCACATGGATTGACGTTCTGTAGGACGGGAAGACAGTCACATCCGGACTGGTAAGGAAATCAAACAAAGTCTTCAAGCTCTCAAGCGCTTGCTCCTCGGTCAACGGAGTGATCGAGACGTATTCACACGTCTGACCAACACCACCGGCTCTGCCAGCGATCTGAGCCCGGAGGGAGCCGTCTTCGTGCATCCCCCACAGTTTGCGAACATTCGGCTTTTCAGTCCGAATGTTCAGACCTTCCAGCTCGATTTCAATCCCGAAAGCATCCTTGTGCTGTTGCGCAAGGGGATGAATGGGGATTTCTTCGTCCAGTCCTCGGTCAAGAGGCATAGGCTTGGTGTACATCTACGCGACTGCCTCCATCAGTGCTTCTTTGACATAGGCGTACTTGTCGGTGAGATTGACATTCACAAAGTCAGGAGTGCGACCGATCTTCGTACCCTTGTATTCCAGTTCGAATTCATCGAAAACGGGGTTGTGAGCAATGGCAAAGTCTTTGTGGAACGCCAGGATGACAGCCGCACCGTTCTTCAGAAGTTCAGCGGCCTCCTTGACAGTTGGATAACGACCCTCCAGCATGTCGATGATAGGCCGGGTGAAGTTCCACGGTTGATCGTGCAGCATAAGGTTCGGGTTGGTGATCTTGTAGTGCATTTGATCGGCCTTAAGCCCTTGCTTGTACTGCTTCACCGGCTTGCGATACCAGTAAATAGCCGTGCCGTGGAAGTTGCAGTATCCGAGTTGGTACTTCAGATAGTTCAGACTGTCCGCTTCGGACAGCTTCACCTTCTGCATATTGCGCTTGTCCACGAAGGCAAGTGTCAGATTGTAGTCGATGTAAACGTCCCCCGCTTCGTTGGGGATGGGTTGGATGTCTTTGACATAGGCAGCCTTACCCTTGTAGTAGATGATTGTCTGACCGAGTTTGGCCTTACAATCCTCAAAGTTGTCATACAGCAACATCGACCGGAAGTCCTTCAAGGCCGAGGTCGAACTGATAGTCGTTGAACCACTCGGTGTTGTTGGTGTCGATGATCTCGCGAGCCGTGTCGCCGTAAGAGTCTTCCGCCCAGAAGCCTCCGAAGGCGTCCTTGGTGGCCAACACAGCGGCGTTGTAGACCCACTTGGTCAAGCCGTCAGACGCGAGCCAGCGGTTGCTGAGCGTCCGATATTCGACCCCGTAGTGCTTGGGTCGGAAAGCGCCGGCCTTGCCGTAGAGCAGGCGTCGGGTCGGGTCCGCATCCCAGAGCAGGGATTGGATACCGAGGTAGTAGTCGCACTGACGAGCGATCCGACACGCCATGATGTAGTGTTCGGTGTCGTTGATGTCAGCGCCATCGGTCCAGCCGATATGGATATGGCCAGCGCCAGTCCGCATCGGGGTCTTGCCGGCGTTCGGCGGAGGGTTCTGATCCATGGTCCAGGCGTTGTAGTCCGGATCACAGCCCAGGGTCTTCGCGTAGCCGGGGATGTCGTGCAGGAAATACTTCTTGTTGTAGAGCGCCACCGGCTCAGCCACGACGTTGTAGCCCGGCACGAAGCCTTCCAAGGACTTGCGAACCGCCTTGATGTTGCGAACGAATTCGTCCACCGTGGCGGCCGGGTCGATGTTGAACTCCAGAGCGGTGCCGTCGATCTGGACAGCCCCATGTTCAACCTTGAACGGCTTGTACTTGGTCCCAGGAACACGGTCATGGGCGGACACAAAGCTGCCATCGTTGGCATTCTTCATGAAGAGTTCGGGGTCTGCCCCCACGAGGATTTTAGGTGTCGTCATTCTATATCTACATTCAGACGTTTATAGAACAGCCCAACATTGTGCTGGGTTTTTGAAGATGCAAAAACAAAAGCCATTGTCCACCTGTTCTTCTTTAAGATCGAAATCTGAGATGAATTTGCAAGATCAGAAGTACATAGCAGTACGTCATAACCTAATTGACGACATAGAGCTATTCGAAGGTTATTAGCTTCTGACCCAGTCCCTTGTCCCTTAGCAGTTGAATAAACATCATGAGACACAGCGATTTGGGAACACCCAGGTAAACTGGTTAGCTCGCCGACTTGCGTCCCGCATTTGACACGCAAGTTAAATCATCCATTGAAGACATTCGAAGTTGCTGTCGTCGTTGTAACAATCCTCACACATGAAAATACGTCGTCCGTCCATGTCGTCCTTCAGGGGGAGAATGAACTCGCCCCAAGGGATGTCATGGTTGTCGCAGAAGACGCAGCCATCGGCCACGTACCCATTGAAAAGTTCCTTGTTGATGATGGTGCCATTCAGTCGCTTATAGGGAGGCCTGAACTTCTTGGTGTCCACACGGTTCTTCAGCAGGTCTTCCCAGGGAGCGTCTTCCTCACTGGCCTTTTTTACTGAGCTTGAATTGCTTGCGTCGTGCTTTCTGTTCACGTCGTAGCTGTGCCCGTGATTTAGATTTGACCCGTAATACGTTTCGCCCTCCCAGGCGATCCACGATTTTGGGCGTTCGGGAAGAGCCTTCATCTCCGTCATGAAAGGTCCCTTGATCTTTTCGTTGGCCCCAAAAGGAATTTCCCAACGAATGTGCTTGTCCTCCTCGGCCATATAGACCTTGCCGTCGGACTTGAAGCCGTAGCGAGCCATGATGAACTCCAGCATGGAGTATTCGCTGGCCCATACGATGGTCGTGTGGTCTTTAGAGTAGGCGTAGTGCAGGGGCCGCTTCTCGTTGCGGAGGAAATTCAGGGTGTGGTCCCTTTGATCGTACCAAGTGAGAGCCCATGCACCTTGCAGTTGGTCAACGGTTTCCCGCAAACCGTATTGGTTCAGGTGTGAATAGACGGCTTGACTGTCGGTGCCGTACTTCTCGTTCTCGTACAGACACTTCCACGCCTGATAGTCGAGGGTGCCGTTGTGAGCGCCGATGATATGCTCAAATTGGAACGGGTGAGCATTGTCCACCGTGATCTCGCCCTTGGTCGCATAGCGATTGTGGCCGATGATGCACATGGCGGACTTACGTGCGGTCTCCTCGTACTCTTTGGTGAGAACGAGATTGGTTGCCGGACCCACGCACTTGAGGACCTTGTTAGAGTCGAGCTTGTAGCGTGAGATGAAAGCAACGCCCGTGGAGTGCATCCCACGGATGGAGTCAACGACCAACAAGTCGGTGAACATATCTTTGTAGCGACCGTACCCTGTGTCGCCCGCTATTCCTACGAGGCCACAGATAGGGAACGCTCCTGATGATATTTGGAAAGGATGAGGTCAACGGACCACTTGGCGAAGTCCGACAACGGAACGTACTCGGGATGCCCCTGAATGCACAAGGTCTGAGTTTTCGAGTAATAGCAGACCTCAAGGTCGTCGCCAGTCGCACGATCCATGTGCTTGACGAACGCCTTCTTCTCGTCGTCACGATGCTTGATCGTGGAACAGTTGGCGACGCAGATAATTTCGGCCCCCTTTGCGGGGCGCATCTGCTGATGGTGAGTCGACGTCGTGTAGATTATGCGACCCGTCTTGATCTCGAACATATCGTGGTTCGAGTGGTGTCCGTCGACATGTTGCCAGAGTGAGCCGCCATTGAGGCAGTTCAGGAGCTGAGCACCACGACAGATACCGAGCATGAAGAGACCACGGTCAACGGCTTCGTCGAACAGGTCCATTTCACGTTGGTCCCGCCGGGAAACTTCTAGTGGAATCCCTCGCATCACCGGCTCTTCGCCGTAAATGGACGTGGCAATGTCAGCCCCGCCGTTGAAAATGATCATGTCGGCGATCGAAGGGGTGAAGACCTCCTCGAACTCCTTATACCTGTTAAGCAGGTCGCTCATAGAGCCTCCGGGGGACCAGTCGCTGCCCTCAGAGTAGAACTTAATCCTTGCGGACATAGGTTTTACCCTTATATTGTGGAAATGAAGGATTGGGATCGACTGGATAGCCCAATTTATCGCTGATCTGTTGAAGGGTTAGACCCTCCAAAGACTCAAAAAAGAGGTAATCGTACTCGCCCCAGATGGTATTGCAGGGGGTACATGAGTCAAATTGATGCAAAGTGACCTTACTTTCGATCACATTCTGCCAATTTACAGTCGGATCGAGGAAGAAATGCCAATCTTCACCAACGACACTATCAAAAGTCCACTGCAAGGGGTCCTTCTTACGGGTTCCCTTAAGTGAATGTGTTGATAAGATGAACGCAAGCATGGGATTTAGACCAGCTTGAGCCATCTTGGCCCAGTTCTTGAAGAAGAAGAACCCGTGTTCAACGGGTGTTCTGCTCGCAATAGCTAGGTTGTAAAGAACTTGTGGGGGGATTTGTTTGACGTTCTGGACCCTTAAATAAAACTCTCCGGAGTCACTGATCTCTAACGAGATGTTCTCAGACCACTGTCTGAAAGGGAACTTCATCAGCATGACGATGAAGTGAATGTCACAGTCCGTCTTTAGTGGGATGGACGTGATGAAATGATCTTTGAATTTATAGTTAAACCCAACAGAAGCGTGACAAATGTCAGCTTTTGGGCCGTAAAGTGAAGAAAGATCGTCTTCGTACAGAGCAAATGAGCAAGGATTACCGTGAACACTAGGATTTGTGGGGCTTCTCCGAGGCTTTAGGCCAGGATAAAAACTTATGACGGACTCAATAATCCCCGCTTCACTTTTGGCGCCGATGGTTTAGGCGGCCTTGAACGTGCCCGAGGTGTCGAGCAGGAACCAGGACTGCTTGAAGCCGCGCGGGCTGCCGGTGAAGATCAGCTTGAAGCCGGCCCGTCCGACGGCGGCCATCAGCTTCGGCGACGCGGTTTGGCTATGGTTCAGAGTCAGGAACGTGAACGCGGGCCGGATTTTCTCGTCGTGGAAGATTTGGTGGTCCGGGATCGCCGCGAGGGTGTCCTTGATCTGCTGGTCCAGCTCGGCGTCGTTGAGCGTGGCGACGTTCTTGAAGCCCGAGATGATCTGCGCACCGCAGCACAGCGGCCACATTTGGGTGCGCATTTCAGACGGATAGTGGCCCGGATAGGTGGGACCGAACTGTTCGGGAGCCTTCGGCTTCTTGGCGACGACATCGGCGGCGGGCTTTTCAGCGACTTTGGTAGCCATGGTTCTCATTCCTTTTTCTGGGTCCTTAGACCCTCCCCTAATGTCCTTTAAGGGGTCAGTTGATTGATGTTATCAAAATCAATCTCTAATAAGTGGTCTTTCTAAGAACTATTATACACGAACTGAAAAACTTGTCAAGTCCTAGCGTAGGGAAATTACGCAAAGGCGAATCTTGCGCTTACGCCGCGACGAGTTCCTGAGCCGGAGCGTCGGCGAACTTGTCTTGGAGTTCCTTGGCCTTCTTGGCCAGATACTCGTTGATCTCTTCCGCCGTCGCCGGTTGGACCTCGACCAGATGGCCTTGGTGCATCGCCCACCACTGATGGTTCATCAGCCAGTTCCGAGTGCAGTAGTGATACAGATCGACGATCCGATAACCCACGGTCTTACCGTTCACATCGACCGTGTTGATGGTCATGTAAAGGTTGGTCAGACGGCCCACGGGAGCCGCTTCTTCCGCTTTCTTCGACATTGAAATCACAAATCCTGAGTTTGCCACCGCTCATATCCTTCACGAGACGGTTGACTGTTGATATAGTCGGCAAATGTAAGTCGAAAACTAAGGGGAAGTGTTTTAGGCGGCCGCTCGTTCGGCTTCGATCAATTCGAGCAGCTCAGCCTCAGTGTCCAGTTTGACGAAATCGTGGCCAATCTTGACCATCATGTTAAAATACCGACCAGCCGACGGGACATTCGGCATGGCGTCAAAAATATCGCGTCCAACTTTCTTGTAGCCGTACAGGCCCCCGTTGGAGAACCGGACAGCAAACAACCCAGATTGCTCATCATGGGCGATTTGCGCGAGATTGGAAGACGTAACGTCAACCCACTCGATTTTGGCCTTGTTGTCCATGATTGAGCCCTCCTTGAGCCCTGAATGTGGCGGAAATGCCACCTATAACCCCCGACGGGGCTAGTGACACCTAACGAAATGTTAGGTGCCGAATATTGATAGGAAAATCCTACGCTGTTCAACTCGCTCGCGTTCTTTCGCCGCGCCTCTTTCGAGAAGACTGGCGGCGCTGAACGCGGCGGCGGCGTAGGCGGCGGCGTTGGCGGCGTAGGCGGCGGTGTTGGCGGCGCTGGCGGCGGCGGCGGCGGTGTAGGCGCTGGCGGCGTTGGCGGTGTAGGCCGCGGCGTAGGCGGCGGCGTTGGCGGCGGCGTTGGCGGCGCTGGCGGTGTAGGCCGCGGCGTTGGCGGCGCTGAACGCGGCGGCGGCGGTGTTGGCGGTTCCCCGGTTCGGGTTGTCCAACCAAGCCTGTGCCGCGTCCAGAGCCCGCTGCACAGGCGGGGCAGTGTTTAAGTGAACCGCACGCTTAGCGCACGCTAGCGCAAACTGAACGCACAAGTCTTGCCTATCAAGCTTCGCAGCGACCCACAAGAGATCGCTAATCGACACGCCAGCGTCGAGAGCTTGTATAGCCGACATTGTGCGGAGAGTGCCGAAGCTAGGTATTTTCAACACGGAACACGGCTTAAGGTCTACGACCTGTTGATAAGTCAGTTTAATCATCACACTAACCTCTTGAAATTGTTGATATTGTTTTTGTCAAGGAAAAGGTTAGTCGAAAGACAAGTGTATCATATCCCCACTATTGTGGGGTGTTCATGACAAAGCTCCTATGTGTTGATGAGAATGATCGACTAAAGCACACTGCTTCAAACCTAGCGTGGATAGGGTTTACCATGATTAACAGGTGAAGAGGGTTTAGCGATCATTCTCATCAACACATAAGTGTAAGATGAGCAGTTTTAAGACATACTCAGGTCATGGTCCGTCTTACGCCGCCGCCTCTTCGAGCACGGAGGTCTTCTCGTGCTGCGGTTGCAGCACCTCGCCGAGCATCGCCTTCGCGATCGCCGGATCGACTCCGTTGAGCGCCTTCCGCAGCGTCGCTTGCGCGTTCCTAACCTCGCGAGTGTCGTCCTTGATGGCGCTCTTGAACGCCACGACGTTGTTCTTCATTTGAAGGAAGAACTCCTCCGCCTTGCCGATCTGAACGCCGTCATAGAACGGCTTCTCGGGATTGATCGCCGCCGGCTTGCCGTTCACCGTGATGGTATTGGCGACGGCGTTCTCAAACTCGCGGATCGCTTGATCGAACTTGCCGGTCAAAGCGTCGCGATAGACGGGCTTAGCCACGTGCTCGGCGTTGTCGCCGTCGAGCCAGAAAGGCGTCTTGTTGGCTAGATCGACCAAGAAAGGACGCTTCTCGCCGTCTTCTAGCGTGCCGGACAGATTGATGTTGTCCTTCGTCAGTTCCATCGGAGAATGCTTGCGCATCCAATTGATGAGACCTTGACGACGATAGCCGGTCTTCGTGTCGATGATGTCGACCAGCAAACGCCGCATGAGCGACGTGTCGCCGTGAATTTCGGCATGGATGAGGCATTGAACCGCATTTTGGTGAATGCGCAGGTCCAAGGCCGCCAGAGTGGTTTTGATACCATCCTGATCAGTCTTGATTGCATCCTTGTCCAGAATGGCAATGCCGTAGAGCATTTTGTCGGACATAGTAGGTTCCCTCATAGGTTCCAATCGCAACATAAGTGTTGCGCTATGAGGGCGCGAGTGGTGTTCAGGTTAAAGCCCGGCTACGTTCAGCAACCAATCTAGCGGCCGCTGCTTGCGCATCACGGGACGTGTGAGGTTCTGTATAGAGACGAAGCTTATACCCGCCTTTTTGCGGTATTGGGAGACGGTCTTTGAACTCGTCCGCGATGGACGGAGTAACGAACGGACCAAATATGTGAGATTTCGTGTCTGTATCGTTACGATAGAGTACGAGGTATTGCGGATTACGCATGGCATTAGACTTTAACGCCCAATTCCAGGTCCCACACTTTGCATAGTCTATTTGAAGAGAATTGCTTTGCGTGCTCTAAGGAATTGAACCATGCAAAGGTCCGCCTTGCCGCTGCATGAAACGACGATGACTGACTGTCAGTAACACCGAACTTAGGGCCGAAGCCCGGCTCTAAGGTGTCATATGCTAATTCGGGAGGGTTATTCATGGGTTGCTCCAGTTGAGCACCCCCATAGCGCAACACTTATGTGTTACGCGTTAGACACCAAGCGCCGCTTGACCATTACAATGGCTTATGTCTAACAGTTATGTAAGTCACGCTTCACTCTTACGCGTCGTTATCCCACATTGCGACTGGAAAGACGTTTGCTAAACGTCAATCGTCGCTCATAGGAACGCGTAAGGCGTGCTTTGGCCTTGTCCGTTGCTAATCTTACGGATGAGGCGCCAAAGATTGACCCTAACGCACACAGAGGCCCATTTAGGCATGTGCACTTCACCAATCTTCAATAATGATCCAGACATGAGCGTGCCATTTGGCGTTGCTCTAACAAGGCTTTCCCGTCGACCCATTTGCATGAGCTTTCAGGTAGTTACCCCGAATGGATCACCAATCATAGTTGATTGGCCGGAAGTCCCGGAGGACCCGCTTAGCTATGTCAGCCGGATATTAACCGGCCGTGTAATCGAGAGGCTAGACCCGGAAAGTTACCGTGTCAAGCCCCTATTCAAGCCCGCTAGTGAAATCGCTTCTGACGGATGAGTTTTACCTTACCGTCAACAATGCGACCGCGCTTGCCTTGCCCGTCAAAGTTTAACGGACGTGGTGCATGGAAGGTTTGTGTTTGCAATAAGACAGGCTTGTGCGACGAACGGATGACGCCTTCCTTTGCGACCATGGATGGATCGCGGGTTTGTGCCATGAGAGTTAGAGCTTGTCTAACCTTCAAGTCACGACGACGCTTGTTACTAAGCCGTGCCATTGCATCACACTCCTATGAGCGGGCTTCACCTAGTCCCGTAGGACCAAGGCCATCAAGCGGTATGTGTTTGCTTGACCATCACACTATGCACCCCATGCCATGCCTTGTCCAATCACGAAAGCGTGAACTGTTCCTGTCCCGTTCCAATGCGGGGTGACCCCCTAGGGGTATGGGTGAAACCCGGATCGCCCACGCGTCATTGGAGGTTGCCACAGTCGCTACAGAAAATAATTAGCATTTTCGGGGTCTCGATAACCACTATGTAACGTGGGGGTGAGACACAACAAAGTAAGTGGGCCTTTTTCGGGGCTGGCTATTGACTTTGTCTTCAGAATATGGTATAATGACTCATAGAGTGAGACATACATATAGATGTCACTCACAAAGTCCGCTCTTGTTGTAAACAGAAATCTATGTTGACATCTAAATCCACAAACAAAACCTTCACTTGTAGGGCGTCCCTATAGGTATACATTACACCTTTTTTGTCTTTCTTTTTCGGGGTTGATAAAAAAGGGTTGACTTTGATGTCTGTTTGTGGTATAATGATGTATAAGGTGGAGATGACAACTTTCGTCGTCGCTTAAAAGGATTTCCGAACCGTTGGCATATTTGTCGATTAAAGAGGGCCGACTTTCAAGCGTCGGTACTAAAGGTAAGAAGATCACTGGCAAAATGCTGTCCTTTGTGGATTGTTATTTTGGTGTCGGTGAATTCAGTGCTGTTAAGGCCCTCAAAGCTTCCGCCTATAAGACTGACAACATGAGCGACCAAGCCATCCAACGTATGGCTGCCGAGTTGATGAACCATCCTCTGGTCGTTGCTGAAATCGAGAAACGTCAAGCCAAGCGCGCTCAAGTGAATGAGGTGAAGGCGGAATTCTTGATCAACAAGCTCATGCAGATCGTCGAAGCAACACAAGAAGACAACCCAAACTCTGCTCTCCGTGCCATCGAATTGCTCGGTAAGTCTATTGCGCTTTGGAAAGAGCGTCAAGAGATCACCGGAGCCGACGGCGAGGCGATCAAGCATGAGCAACATATAAAGGCGTCCGTTGCAGATTTCACCAGCCGAATTGCTAGCCTCGCTGAACGAGCAGGATCGGACAGCCCTACTGTCGTCCCTTTCAGACGCGGAACTGGCGGAGCTTAAGACCCATTGGCACTTCTGGGCACGCCCTAACCAACGAGCCCCTGAAGGTCTCTGGAACACATGGCTAGTGCTCGCGGGCCGGGGCTTCGGCAAGACCCGAATGGGTGCCGAGTGGATCAGACAGAAGGCTGAAGAATTTCCTGGTTGTCGGATTGCGCTTGTCGCGGAAACAGCCGCCGACGCTCGTGACGTCATGATCCTCGGGGACAGTGGGCTAGTCAATGTTGACCCAACTCTCACCCAAGATAACTGGTCTCCAACTAATCGACGTCTGTCCTGGCCCAATGGGTCTACTGCGTGGTGTTACAATGCCACCGAGCCAGACCAGCTTAGAGGACCCCAACATCACTTTGCGTGGGTTGATGAGCTTGCCAAATTTAGATACATGGGGGAAACCTGGGACCAGCTTCAGTTTGGACTTCGGCTTGGGGTCCATCCTCAAGTCCTCGTCACCACCACACCCCGGCCCCTGCCACTGATCAAGAAACTCATCGCTGATGAGGACACAGTGGTCACACGGGGTGCCACTCTCGACAACCAATCCAACCTAGCCTCCAACACGGTCAAACAACTCTATGAACGCTACGGAGGCACCCGCCTTGGTCGCCAAGAACTCGAAGGAGAAATTCTCGGTGACATCCCGGGTGCACTGTGGAGTAGAGAAAATATTGACGAGTCCCGTATATGGGAAGTACCAGCCGACTTGGAACGAGTCTACGTCGCAGTTGACCCAGCAGTCTCCAATACTGAAAACTCCGATGAGCACGGAATTATTGTGGTCGGATTGGCTCGCGATAAGGAAGGTTATCAACGAGGTTATGTCTTAGAAGACGGCTCCATGCGAGGGAACCCCGAAGACTGGGCCAAGAAGGCTGTTAGTCTGTACCGCAGTTGGGCCGCAGACAAAATCATCGCGGAGAAGAACCAAGGTGGACAGATGGTTGAGTCGACAATTAGAGCTGTGGATCGCTCTGTCCCCGTGGAGCTGGTACATGCCAGCCGAGGAAAGGTTGTCCGAGCTGAACCAATATCTGCTCTTTACGAACAACATCGTGTACATCACGTTGGGACCTTCGACAAACTAGAAGACCAGATGTGCATGTTCTCTATCGACAATGTGCGCAACACCTCCAACGGTTCCCCTGACCGAGTTGACGCTCTGGTTTGGGGTCTGACTAAACTCTTCGACAAGCTAACCGGTCGCCGTCTGGTCAAAGAGGGCGTAACAGATAGGACCTTGCAAGTTCAGGACGAATACTACGACATGAGCAAGCAAGAGTCTCCAACAGGATGGATGGCATGATTGAAGGTAGAACCTATGACCAAGATCGTGAGCTTCTAGCTTTAGCTCGGGATGACCAAGAACTTATTCGCAGCCTACTGAAATTGGAGAAACACATGAGTCAACTTGATACTGACGTCGCAGCCCTTACCACCGCCGTAACCGCACTGCAAGGTGTGGTCGCTGAAGTAGTAACAACTCTTCAGGGTATCGTGGACACGAGCTCCGACGACGCCGCTGTGGTTGCCGCCACCGCTGCTCTGGCTACCATTACGACCTCGCTGCAAGGCGCTCTGCCTGTGGCCCCCGTAGTTGCCGCCCCTAGCGGTGACAGCGCACCCGCCGCTCCTCAGGCTTCGTAATCTAGGTTAACTGATGGCCATCGACGCCGATCCTCACGCACCTAAGCGTACTCAAGAACAGCAGCGCCTTCGCTCACTGGACGTGGTGGAAGCCACTCCGGTAAAGAAGAACTATGTCCCTGAGGGCTTTAAGTCTAAGGAGGACTTCCTCCGGGATATGCGTCAGAACTACCAGGACGATGTGAACTTCGATCGCATCAACCGGTACGAGGCCATCGACGACCTACGCTTTGCCGCTGGTGAGCAATGGGACCCCGTTGTCCTGCTCCAGCGTAAGAACCTTCCGTGCCTCGTCATCAACACCATCCCTCAGTTCACAGCTCAGTTGGTTGGTGATTGGCGCGAGAGCCGGAAGGCGATTAAGGTCGTTCCGTCTAATGACGAGGACGTCCCGATTGCCGATGTGCGGGAAGACTTGGTTCGTAACATCGAAATGCAATCTCGTGCTGATCGCTCGTACGACCAAGCCTTTGAAAGCATGATCCAGTGCGGTGACGGCGCTTTCAAAGTTACCGTTGAATACGCTAGTGACGACGTATTTGACCAAGACATCTTCATCCGTCCCATTGAGGACGTGCTTGCGACTGTGTGGGACCGCTTTAGTGTCGACCCCACGGGACGTGATGCGCAACGGGTGTTTGTCGATGACCGCATCCCCAAGGAAGAGTTCACCCGGAAGTGGCCCAATGCGGCTCCCGGTTCGAACCTGGAAGACGTGGACAAGATTGACCGCGTTACCCTTGCGGGTTGGCAAGACCAAGAAGCTTATCGCGTCACTGAATACTGGCGCATGATCGAACGTGAAAAGACACTTGCCCTCTTCGAGAATGGCAAGATGTACGAGATCGATGACTCCAATATGGAGGACATCATCAACGAAAACGGGACGCCCGTGAAGACACGAGTGGTTTGGTGTCGGTACGCCCAGATGCACTATTGCACTGGCACTGACATCCTGGCGGGACCGTACGAGTATCGTATGAACCGTCTCCCGATTATTCGCATGTCCGGTCGGATTGTGAACATCGCTGGCCGCCGAGTCCGTTATGGGCTTGTCCGATTTATGAAGGACCCCAGCCGCCTCAAGAACTTCTGGAGGTCTATTGCTGCGGAGCAGCTCGGGTACGCCCCGAAGGCTCAGTGGCTGGCCACACAGAGCGCCATCGAAGGGCGTCAAGAGGCCTTCCGTAGGGCTCACCTGACCCGTGACCCGCTGCTTATCGTCAACGACGAAGCCATCATCGGTCAGAACATCCAGCGGATTGAACCGCCCCAACCTCAGGCCGCCATCTTCCAAGAAGTGGCCATGAACACCCAGGACATGAAAGATGTCTCGGGTATCCAAGATGCTAGCCTTGGTATGAGGTCGAACGAGACTTCTGGTAAGGCGATCATGAGCCGTCAGCACGAAGGGGACATTGCGTCCCAGACGTACTACGACAATGCCGACGCCGCCCTGCTTGAAGCTGGTGACGTTATCAACCAACTGATCCCCTTGATCTATGACGGCACTCGTGTTGTTCGTCTGATCGGTAAGGATGAGAGCATCAAGTTCCAGAAGCTCAATGATCCGATGGACCCGAAGTCTATCGATCTGGGTGCTGGTATGTTTGATGTGGCTTTGTCGACTGGTGCGTCTTACACGACCCGTAGGGTTGAAGCTGCCGACGCCATGATGAATGCCATCCAAGTGTGGCCGCAACTGATGCAGATTGCGGGTGACTTGGTTGTCAAGGCTCAAGACTGGCCCGGTGCGGAAGAGCTGGCTGAACGTCTGCAAAAGACTGTTCCCCCGCAGTTCCTGTCTCCGGAGCAACAACAAGAGAATGGTGGTCCTCCGCCTATTCCTCCTGAGGTTGTCCAGCATATGCAACAGCTCTTGCAACAACTCCAGCAAGAGAACCAAGCCCTTAAGGCCGATAAGACCATCGACTTCAAGAAGCTTGAAATTCAATCGTACGACGCTGAGACCAAGCGCATCCAAGCGCTCAATCAGGACCGTGGTATGGCTGACAACATGGAATATCAGGCCATCGCCAAGCTGCTCGATGCTAGCAAGGCCCTTGATGAGCACGATATCCAACGTCGTCAGATGCAACACAACGAAATCATGGACCATGCCAACCTGGGCACCCAACCTGCTCAAATGGCCATGGACCACCAGCAGTTCCAGACTACTACGGAACAAGCTGAGAAAGCCCTCTCGCAGAAAGTTAGCCAACAAGCAACTCCCGCTAGCTCTCAAACCGCGCAATAAACGGAGTGCACCCGGTTGAAGGACCGCAAAACCTAAATGAGTGGTACTGAAGTAACTACAGAAGTCCAAATCGACAATAGCGACGATCTTGACGCTTTTACGAATGAATTCTTTGGTCAGAATGAAGTCGAACCCACCGAGACCAAGGTGGAAGTGGAACAAGATGGCGAAGTCGAAGAAGGCGAAGTAGCCGACCAGACCGAAACTGATGAACCTGAACTGAAAGAGGAGTACGTTGAACCGGCTCCGAAGAAGAAAACAGTCCAGGATCGTATTGACGAACTTGTAAAGCAACGTGAAGACGTAAAACGTGACTTCGAGGCCCAGCTTGCTCAGCAACGCCGGGAATTCGAGGCCAAAATAGCTGAACTCAAGCCGGCTGAGCCTGTAAAGGCTGCTCCTGGCGAGCCAACTCCCTTTGATAAGGCGGAAGACGGCACCGAAAAGTACCTTCTAGGTGAATTCGATCCGTCCTACATTCGTGATCTGACACGCTACACTCTGGAAGCAGAGCGTACTCAGGCCAATCAACGGGCGCAGGTTGAAGCGCAGCAACGTCAGCAGCAAGAGCAGCGTGCCCAGCTCCAAACAAGCTGGAACTCCAAGCTCCAAACTGCCACTACCGAGTACCCCGATCTTCTTGAGAAAGGTCAAGTGCTTGTAAACCGTCTGGGGCAAACCCTGGAGCCGGCCTACGCGCAGTTCTTGACCGACACCCTTATGGAGATGGATCATGGGCCTCAGGTGCTTTACTATTTGTCTAGCAACCCCGACGAAGCGATGAAGATCGTAAACAGTGGTGCCCGCAAAGCGACCCTCGCACTGGGTCGGATCGAAGTCCGCTTCTCCGAGGCTGCTGCCGAAAAGCTTGCCGCTAAACCTAAGGTGTCTAAAGCTCCCACTCCGCCCGTTGCTCGGGCTCGTGGGACCAATGGAGCCTTTATCTCGGTGGCCCCTGACACAGATGACCTCGACGCGTTCACGCGGGAGTTCTTCTCATAACCCATTCATAAAGGAATTGTAATCAATGACTACTGGTGGCGCTAACGTTACCGTTGATCAGGCCAAGCTGGTACTCAACAGCTTCGCTGCAATCTTCCAAAACAACCTGACTTCCGCTGAGCTCGTTACTTGGCGTAAGTTCGATAATGAACTGACTGACCGAAATGCTTTGACTGTCGTCGAACAAGTCGTGCCCCGTTACTTGGTGACCCACACCACGAACGGTATCAACAACCTGACCTCGAATGATGTTCAGAACACTGTGTTCGGTTCGCAACAATACAAAGTCCAAGATGTCTTTGGCTCTTCGATGGGCTGGGGCGACTTCGTGAAGATCCGTGATGTCGGTGCGGCTCGTGAGTCTGAAGCCCTTAAGGGTGCGGCTCTGAATCTTGCTGAACAGATCGACGCGTACATCCTGGGCTTTGCGACCAACGCCTCTAACAACTGGCTTGGTACTCCTGGCGACCCCGTATCGCAGTACAACGACGTTGCTAGTGGCTACACCCGGCTGAAAGAAGAAGGCGTTGAAGACGCTGACTTCCGGGCTGTCCTTAACTACTATGACCGACAGGCGCTTGGTTCGGCAATTCTCAATCAGAATGTGAATGCCGTCTCGGGTAACGCCTCTCTGCCGGACCTCGGTAAGGGCGTCTATCGTAAGGGCTTTACCGGTGAGATTGACGGTATTCCGACTCTCTTTACCCAGCAACTCCCGACGCTTACCCTCGGTTCGCGTAACCCGACTTACACAGCCATGAACGGCGCTAATCAATATTCCGACTACTCTTCGGTCTGTATTGCTACTGCTCCTGGTCTGTGGCTGACTCAGGCCGTTAACCTGACTATTGGTACGGGTACTGAGACGCTGAAGGATGGTGAAGTGTTCACTATCGCTGGTGTCTACGCTTGGGACAATCGTCTGCAAGCTCAACTTCCGCACCTGCAACAGTTCCGAGTAATTGGTAACTACACTGCGGTTAGTGGTGTTTGTTCTGCAGTCACTATCTTCCCGGCAATCGTCGTGCAGAATGCCAGCCCCAGCGGTTCGGACTTCAATACGATTTCGAATAACACCGCTAATGCGACTGTGAATTCGATCCCCGGCTCCACCGCTGCGGTTACTTTTGTCGGTACCGCCTCGGCTGCTGTCCGTCCTCGGGTTATTCTCAGCAAAGACGCTGTTGTGGTGTCCACCGCTGACCTGATCATGCCCGCGACTGGTATTGGTTCTCGTAAGTCCCTGACCAAGGTTCCGCTGTCAATCCGTATGTGGCAGAACTCCGTGTTTAATACTGGTGAACACCAAGTACGCTTCGATGTCGCTCTCTCGGCTAATGTCGTGGATCAACGCCGTATTGTCCGTATTAACGGCACTTCTGGTACTGACGTCTAATTGACAATAGGGGAGGGGTTTAAAAGCCTCTCCCCGCTTTAGGAGAATAAAGTCTGATGACTACCAGTACTACTAATACTCATCTACACCCAAATGACGGGTGGGTGCAGGTTGCCGCGTCGGCAACAGCTGGCTTCCTACGGCTCAGCTATTTCCCACATCATATCCCCGTGTTCCTGGCCTTCGGCTCCAGCGCTCCTAACCTCTATGGGACTTCCGGTACGGGTACTGTTACCTTCAGTTCTGGTGTGCCAACCTCGGGTCAGACCGTTACTGTAGGTACGGAAACGTACACTTTCCAGGCGACTCGCAGTGGCCCTTTTACGGTGGCTATTGGTGCGACTAATCTTGTTACAGCCACTAATTTTACTGCTGCGATTAACTCTGATTCTATGCTTGTATCTGGGGTTGACGTTTCTGGTGTTGTGACTCTCACCAGTGTTCTTGCACGTTTGGCTGGTAATTATGCCATCGCCACTAATGGCTCTCACATCGCTGTGAGCGGCGCTGCCATGACGGGCGCGACGGATCCTAACTCGGGCTTCCGTATGGACCGTGGTCACGAATTCTTCGAATGCGATATGTCTATGGGCAACCTGTACGCTCGGATCGCCAATACGGCCAATGACAAGGTCGTCGTCTCTACTTGGGTGAGCCCTGTCCCGATTGGCAGCGCTAACATCTCTGGTAACGTCACGGTAGTCCAGCCGACGGGCTCGAACCTTCATGCGGTTATTGACAGCGGTACGAGCGTCATCGGGCATGTGATCGTCGACACGGCACCCACGACGGCTGTCACAGCGGCGTCACTTCCCCTGCCGACTGGCGCTGCAACTAGTGCTCTTCAGACGACTATCAATACGACTCTTGGTACCCCGATGCAAGCCACTGGGGGCACAGTGGGCGTGACCAACCTCCCGTCTACGGTCGATGTGAATGCAGGGACGGTCGGTGCGAACACTCCCCGTTTCAATCAAGCCGGATGTTCTACCGGGACTATTACGAGTGTAGCCAGTGCCAATGCTGACACTCTGATTCTCGCTTCTAATCTGGCTCGCTTCGGCGCGACTGTTTTCAATGATAGTACGTCCCAACTGAACCTTGGACTCGGAACGGGTACGACTAGCGCTACTAACTACTCAGTTCAAATCAACGCCGGGGGGTACTATGAGGTTCCCTACAAATTCAATGGTCAGATCCGAGGCTGGTGGGTCACCGCCAACGGTAATGCTCGCGTCACGGAGATCAGCTAATGCCTCTAAGTAATCCGGGTTCTAAGAGCCAATCTCAACTGTTTACTTCTAGTGGATCGTTTGTGGTCCCTTTTGGTGTCTCTAAAGTATTCGTGACAGGGTGCGCCGGTGGGGCCGGCGGCGGCGGCGGCAATTCCACGGGTGGGGCGGGTGGAGGTGGTGGCGCACCGTCCGAGCTTAATATGGCGGAAATGAATGTCACCCCTGGCGGGACACTCTCCATTACTATCGGGGCGGCGGGGGTGGGTGGAGCTATAGGCGCCAACGGGACGACGGGAGGTATCACCACAGTAACTGGTGGAAATAACGTAATACCTCAAATGAACGGGGGTCTCTATGGGTCTGCTGGCGGCGCGGTCAATGGTGGAAACGGTGGGGCGGGTGGGTCTGGTCCATCGGCGGCCGCGGGCGGAGTGGGCGGATCGGGTGCTGGCGCGCAGGGCGGCGGAGGCACCCAATTTGGACCCCTCGTGGGCGGCTGTGGTGGAGGCGCCGGGGCTGGAACGGGGTCGGGCGGTGGTGGTTTGGGTCGAGACTATAGCGGCGGGGTCTACTTCACACCCGGTGGTGCTAATATTGGTGGTGGCGGCGGTTCAGGATCGTCAAAAGGTCGGGCGGGCGCGGGCGGTGCAACCTCCGTCGCGGGTTCCAATGCTACTGGCTACGGTTCTGGTGGTGGTGGAGGCGGGCAAAACGCGGCCGGTGGTAACGGAACTGGCGGTATGGTCTTGATCGAATGGACGGCCTAAACAACAATGGCCTTAGCATCTTTCGTAGAGTTCTCAAGGTCCTTCGCACGACCCTTCACCCAGTACTTAGTCACAGTAGCTTTCGTAGTTGGGATGTTCGCGCATCTCAACTTCGAGGTTCTGAGTCTATCAGTCTCATTGCTGGCTTGGCACGGATACCTGCGAACCCAAGACAAGAAGAACGAGACTTCAACCCCACAGGAAACTTGATATGACGACGGTTGCTTCCATTATCTCAAGTGCTCTGCGGGAGACTAATCTAATTCCGCTAGGTGTTTCTCCGACGACAAACCAGATCAATGAGGCATTTGACCGACTGTCTTCGATTGTTGCCAGTGTTCGTGGTAATGAAATGGGAGACAACTTGAACCCTTTTCCTCTCGGTCAGGCCGATATCGTTAGTCCTAAGGGATATCCTTGGTGGAATAATTCTATTCCTGGTGACATGTTTATTCAGACTAACACCCGTGTTATGTGTAATCTTACAGCGAACGGTTTCATTAATTTACATCCAAAGCCTCATGATGGTGCTCGCATGGGAATCGTTGATGTGGTTGGCAATTTTAGTTCCCCTTCAGAACTTGAAACAACTGGTGGTATCCTTGTTGAGACAACCGATGGTCTTGTTCTAGAAACTACGGGTGACACGCCAACTCCGGTTACTCTTACCATTTATGGGAATGGTCGAACGATTGAAGGTGAACCTATGATGGTTTACAGTGCGATCGACAAAGCCCGTGAATGGATCTATCGTGAAGATCTAGGTGACTGGGTTGTGTCCAGTCCACTAGATTTGAATGGTATCATGCCATACCCACCTGAGTTTGATGATATGTTCATCATTATGTTGGCTCTACGTCTCAATCCACGTTATGGGCAGATTATGCACCCAGCATCAGTTGAGGCGCTAAAATCATTTAAAACTAAATTCTCTGCTCGGTACAGCCAATCAACCACCCAAGTTCCTGTCGAGAATGGTCTACTATACTTGACGCACTGGAATCGTTTCTGGGGATATGGTGCTTATGGACCAGCTTACGGTGACCCCAATACACAATTCAATTCAGGATTTCCATTCTAATGAAGAAACTACTGACTACTATTGTTGCTGGTCTCATGACTCTAGGGATGGAGTCTCCGACGTTTTCGCAGTCAACCACCACTTCTCGTCTCCCTGAGAATACGGCTCCGACAGCTGCGGATAATCTGTACGTTGAACACGGTGGTGGTCATCTCGGCACCGGATGCCCTGGCACCACTACTACATCGCCCCCCTGCACCAGTATGAGAATGACTTTAGGCGATATTGGTGCTTTCCTCCTCATGAACAGTTACATTAGTCTCGCACAATTCTATCCAAGCGGTACAGTCCCCTGTAGTAGTACCGCAAACGATGATGCAGCTTGGGCCGGAGCGTACGCGTACATGGTCGCTAAAGGTGGTGCATACATCTTCGTACCCCCTGGCCTGTGCTATCACACAGCTACCGGCCTATTGATAGCTAATAAGTCTGGTTACGTAGGTATCCCGGGTTCAGTGATGATCACACAGACGCGGGGATCCTCTTCGAGTGCCACCACGGCAATGATCACGTTGGACAACGCCTTTGACACCAACTGGTTGATCAGCGGGCTGGTCCTCAACGGCAACTGGACCTACGGCCGTTCGCCTTACAGCAGCAATCCGGAGAGTGACCCGTGGCTTGACAGCGAGCATGGCATCGTCATCAACAACGCCTTCGCCGGGGTCAATGATGCCCAGTACATGGCCAACAACCCCACCGGCACCAACCTGCCCACCGGCCGCATCCTCAACACCAGGGTGGCCAACTTCGGAGGGCATTGCTATTCGCTGACGGGCGAAGGCAGCAACATCTACGACGGCTTGGTGGCCTATGGTTGTGGCGGTAACGACGGCTACATCAACACATACGACAACCACATCAACCACGTGGACTTCGGACCCTCCGGCCGCAGCGGCATGCTGTTCACCGGCTCGGGTTCGGAGAACGAGGTCAGTGGCAAGGTCTGGGGTAGTGGATTCCGCAAGATAGCGAATGACGGTTCCGGCCTGACCCTCCGGCAGTACGCGGGCTCGAACACGTGGAACGGCATCATCCAGGACACGCAGTGCGACGCCATCTATGACTCCGGCGGCCAGAACATGTTTCGGGGTTCCGTGGGCTGGAGCTATCAAACGAATTCCGCGCTGTGCAGCAACCTGGCCATCTACAAGGCGGGTGCCGGCGCTAGCGCCCCGGTGGTAGACATAACCGCCTCTAGCAACTCCACTACTTGGCCCAATGTCACCTATTTAGTGAATGATTCAGCCAACAGCCTGACGAAAGGCCAGCTTCGCTTCGGAGAGGTTGGCTTCGCCAGCGATAGCACCTCAATTTGGAACACTGCTTGGTTCGGTGGTACGCTTGACTTCACCAACCTGATCACGGTGAACGGCGTCCAGCGCGGGTGGCGCGGGCTGATAGCGGGGCCGAACTACAACAACACCGGCACTCTGCTCTCCTGGACGGTGGGCGACACTTCTCAGGGCGGCCCCATCGGGCTGAGCATCTACGCCAGCAGTAACTACGCCGAGATCACGGCGGGCACGGGGGGGCTGTGCTTCCGCAGCAGCACCTTTTCTCAGCCATGTGCCATCACCATCAGTTCAACGGGCGCGGCCACCTACAACATTGGTGGCTCAGATGTCGCCCTCGGCACGGCGGCGGCAGCCAGCACGGGAACTTCCGGCGCGACGGTTCCGCTGTTGAATGGCGTCAACATCTGGTCTTCAACTCAGTCGTTCAGCGCTGCTATAAAATCACCAGCTGAGATTGCTACAGGGTCTGCACCGACTGCATCTGGAACTTGTAGTATCTCTAATCTCTACGGTGGTAACACGGCAGGTGCATTCATAACTACTACCTGTACTGGTACGACGATTACGTTCACTTTCGCATCTACAGCTAATAACGGTTGGGTTTGTACTGCACAAAATCTAACCAACCCAACACGTACTGTTACACTACAAACCTACTCTACCACTACGGTGAGTTTCACTGCTAATACCACCAGTGGTGATATCATCGCATATTCGTGTAAAGGTTTCTGATGACTTCAGTCCCTCTTGGTCAGAGTGCCTATAAAAGAGAATATTCTGGTGCGCCAGAAGTGCAACTTCTCAACAGGTGGTTGGAACTTAACCCAGCTAATCCGCGTGAAGGCTCATCTATTCTTGCTCGACCGGGCACTACAGAACTGCTAACGTTTGATCCAGGTGGGTTTGCGGGTCTAGGTTCTATGCGTGGTTGTTATGCACCTAGCGGGCTGTTCAACAACTCACTGTTTGTTGTCTGTGGTGCTAACCTGTACAGAGTTAACCAAGACAAATCTAAGATACAAATAACTGGAACTATCCATGGATCAGGGACTCCAGAAGTAGGTTGGCAAAAAGGTCCAGGGTATGAACAACTCTGGATCGCTGACGGGACGACTTTGCAGTACTACTCAGGGACATCCAAAGCTACTGGTACAGTATCAGTTACGGGTGGATCTGTGGTTAATGGTGTTGATATTGTAGCGATTGGTGGGGTATATTATACTTGGGGAACTACCTTCTCAAGCTTAGATGCAGGTACATCTAGCTACCCTTACGTAGTTAATCCCACTTCTGTAGCATCTGTCTATGACCCAATAAACCAATTGATCCTCGCGATCTTGGCTAGTGGAACAGCGGGTACGGATTATTCTTCAACGATCACTCAACATCATCCTTCTGTGTCTGCAGCAAGTGCTCCGCCTTCATCTGTGACTAGTTTGACTGTAAGGGCTGGTGGCTCCTATACGTCCACCCCAACTGTCACTATTTCCGGTGGTGGTGGGACTGGTGCTGCCGCGAATGCTGTGATGTCTGGTGCTCCGGTTGTTTCTATTACAGTTGACACCCATGGGGGTTACATGGGTACGGGTTATATTGCAGCTACCTTAGTCGGAGGTGGTGGTACTGGGGCAACATGTCGAGGTATCGTTTATAATGGCTCACTTGTTAGCTTTGTAGTTGACAACGGGGGTCATGGGTACACTTCTGCCCCCTTAGTTGTTGTTGATACATCAGATGGTGGGGGTGGGACCGGAACAGCTGTAATTGGTACTAGTTCCTCGGTTGCCTCATTCACGGTGACCGATGTCGGTTACGGTTACATATCAACCCCTACAGTAGATATCACTGGTGGTGGTGGCCCCGGTGGTGCGACTGCAACCGCTAACGTGAGCTCTTCTGGGCCTCCGTCTACTGCTAACCTTACAGCTCTTATTGCTGGTCCTTCCGGTAATTTCATCCCACTTGTCATAACGGGCGGTACATCTCTGATCATATCGGGAGCTACACTATCTGGTAGTACAGATGCACTTACTATCTGTCCAATCCCTGGTGGTTTGACTCCGACTACAATCACTCAAGTCAGCTCTTATCTTCTTGTGTCTGTAACCAATAGCCAACAGTTCTATTGGGTCAACCCTGGTGATACGTTTATTAATGCTCTTAACTTTGCCTCCAAAGAAAGTTCTCCAGATAGTATCGTCTGTATGAGAACGGTTGGAGATCAGGTTCTTATCATGGGTGAGAAATCTACGGAGAACTGGTATGCCACTGGTAACTCTCAATCACCTTTTGCACCAATTGAAGGACGTGTTTATGCACGGGGTGCCTTGGCGGGTACGCCGGTTGTGGTGGACAACGGTGTTGTACTGGTTAGTGATGATGGTCGTGTGTACAATATTGGCTACGCCTTCGGTGATAATACTGACGCTCAGTACGGGGTGAACAGAATCTCTAACAATGGTATAGAAGAGCGTATCCGTCTTTATCGTGCAACACAAGGTTCTGTGTAATGGCTGCTATTTATATGGACGGCTTTGATACATACGGTACGGGTTTGACAGGAAACGCTAATCTCCTAAAGAGTCAGTGGACTACAATCTCATCTGATGGTTCAGCTGGTGTCCTAAGAACTCCTGCGTGGGGTGCCAGAACGGGTACATATGCCATGACCTGTGTAGTTGCCCCTAGTCAGAGTAATGTTCTACAATTGAGAACTAGTCTAAGCACAGTGCTTATGTCTTTAGGTTTTGCCATCACAGCTCTACCTACTAGTTCACTTCAATCTAATATCTGCTCCTTTGGGTCTTCTACTGGGGGCGTTGTTGCACAACTCTGGTGTCAACCGGACGGTACAATAGCCTTGACTGATAGTACTAATACTGTGATTGCCTCAAGCGCCTCTGGTGTAATTTCTCAAGCGGCTACGTGGTACTTCCTAGAGATGTCTTATAGTCAGTCCGCTGGTACATTCACTCTGAGGGTAAATGACAACTTAGGCACAGGTACCCCTCTTATACAAGCTGTGAGTCTCAGCTTAGGTAGTACCGCCGTTAATCAGATCGGATTTGTTGGGTCTGCTCGTACATACTATGACTGGGTAGATGATATATTTATCCGTAGTTCTACTGGGACGTATAATGCTGGGTGGCTTGGTGCAAGAAGTATTGGTACCTTGGCTACTGTTGCAACGTACACAGCAGGTTCAAATATCGTACTAGGTACACCCTTAGCTACGACAACCCTAACTAGTGCGATCCAAGTCGGCTACGTGAGCCCTTCCGGTAGCTATACTGGTATTGGTAGTACATTTACGACAACTAACTCTAATACAGCAATAGTGACTAATACAGTTCCGTCCGCTGTCAACAATTACTTCAACGATATCTATGACGCTGATCCGAATACAAGTTCTGTGCTTTCGCCCTTTGCCATAGCTAATGGGACTGTCAGTATCAATCCTACAGGTGGTGCCGACACAAACATAACTCAGGTCACAGTCTTGATCGCCTATGGTACGGGTATTATCAGTAGTTCTGCATTACCTGCTTGGACGTTTGTTCTTGATGGTCATCGTTTTTATGTCTTATCCTTGGGAGCGCAGGGTGACTGGGCTTATGATTTTACGACAAAAGAATGGTGTCACCTACAGTCTCAGGGTTTCCCCGGTATGAGTTTTACTCACGGGGTTATGTGGGGGTCAGACATAATCGGCGGAGATATCTTTTATCCGTACTTGTATTCACTTGACCCCACACAACCTCTTGATGAAGGTTGGAGAGAAGTTCAACATGTAGTTAGCGGTGGTATTCCCACACGTGGTAGGTCAGCTATCGGGGTGGCTAACTTCACGCTGACCGCCTCAGTTGGTCTTGACTCAGCAATCAAGCAACCCCTGAGTCTCGCCTTTAGTGATGACAATGGGGTAACGTGGTCGCCCGAGTTCGGAGAATGTTTGACGGATGTGAGTACCCAAAGTCTAATCTGGAACTCTCTTGGGTCTTTCGCTGCTCCGGGGCGGGTATTTCGTATCACTGACTACTCTGGTCCGATCCGTA